GCTTGTTCCTCGTCGCTCAGGGCCTCGAAACAACGCTCGCACCGGCCCTGCTCTCGGGCTCGAACAAGCCTTCGGGCCTTGCGCCTGGCGTCAGCAGCACGGCACAAAGGGCATGTGCGGTAGGCCTTCCAGGGGTTGGAGAGAACCGGCACGGGGAGATTTTTTTCGAGTGGGTTCTGTGGCGTAAGTCTATTGCCACAAGCACAAAAGCGAGGGATGGCAGGCATTAAAGATTCCAGACTCTTGACAGGGTTTTTGTCACAGTGCCCCCTACTAGGAGGTCGTCGGGGTGTGTCGTGGTTCCCCCGGTCGTGTCGGATGCGCGTGGGGCCTGGAGAAAAGGCCCGTGCATGGCATGAGTGGGGAGAAAAAAAGAGTGGGTGAGGTGATGGGGTGGTGATCACCTTCTCCCTTCGCTCCGTCCTGAGCATTCATGCGGGTTGGCATGGCATGGCATGGGTGATGGCAGCGGCCCATGGGTGATGGCACGACCCACACAGGACCCCCGGGGGGCTGGGACCAGGGCAGGGGGGTGGGTGGGTTAGCAATCCCCTTCTCTTTCATTCGGCCCCGCAAAAAGTTCACTTGCCATCTCGCTCGAAGCACACCGACACACCGGGAGGAACACGCTTGAGGTCTCGAATGCGTGAAGAGGGAAGGTCCGCTCACCATGACGGTTGCTCATGGCGTTCGGAGATGAGCTTGCACTTTGGGCAGTAGCCATCCGTGATGGGTGCCTGGTCGCCGCAGATGCGACAGTGGGTCTCCAGGTAGATGCGGAGCTTCTCTTTGAGGTCGGGGCGCTGGGGTTCACAGGTGCAGCACTCGTATTCGCAGCAGGTCTCGTCAACAGGGAGGCCATCCCAGTCGTTGCACCAGTGGCCATCCTCGCCCAGTAGGACCCGGCCCCAGAACATGAGGCAGTCTTCGACCCACTCGGCGCTCACCTTCACGGCCAGGTTGTGCCCGACCTGGGGGTGGGCCCCCTGGCAGCGATGTTCCCAGGCGTCTCCGTTCCAGCGCCAGGCGGGGTCGGGCGTCACCGTGCCATCTTCGAGGGCCTCCATGCAGCCCGAGCAGACCCAGACCATCCGGCGCTCGCTCATTCGTTCCTCCCATCCCAGGCGAAGCTGGTCTTCCTGATGACCTTCGGGCTGGTGTCCTGGTGCTTGCTGCCATACAGCTCGATGTCGAGCTTGGTCTGGATGCGGGACATCTCCCACAGCCATTCCCTCATGGCGTTCGACCAGGCGACGAACTCTGCCAGGGGGAGGGAAGACACACGCTCCGGTGTGGGTGGCTTCTTCGCCAGCCAGGCTTCACGCTCCTGCTCCAGCTTCTCCAGGGGCGTCATGACTTCACCGACAGCTTCTGGTCGCTCACCTTGTAGATGCCGAGGCTGCTCAGAGTCCTCATGAACTGCGGCTGGTCAATGACCTTCATCTTGGCCATCGCCATGACTTCTTCCTGCCACGGGACAGGCCTGGTAGAAGGTTTGGAGATGGTGGGCCTGGGGCTGACCTGGCGGTCCTTTTCATGCTCTGCTGCAAGCTTCCCGTAGTGTTTGGCAAAGAACCTGTGCGCCTGCGCCAGGCATGCCATCTCGATGTTCGCCCTGCTGGATGGCATGCCCATCAGGTCCACATCGTCAACGTCCATGCGGAAGGTCGCTTTCGGGAACATGTGGTGGTTGGCCTTGGCCACGAAATCTGACCCGAACCTGTCGGGGCGCGGAAGAAACGCCTTCTCGTAGATGAGGTAGCCGGAGTCCAGGACTTCCTCGAAGCACATCGTCACCGAGATGGCACCGCTGTTGATGAAGACGGGCTCAGTCATCATCGCCATCACCCTCGCCCCGCCCGGAGTCCTGCCTGCGGGGCCCCTCCCACGGGCGGCCATGCGGGTCCAACTCTTCGATCCCGACCATGTTCTTCAGCATCGTCGCCTTCAGCGCCTCCATGGTTCCGATGAGCTTGATGGTGTCGAGGTCGTGGTCCTCGTTGTCGTTCCTCACCAGTTGCCCAGAGATGTGCCAGGTGAACCCGCCATCCTCTTCCTGGACGATGGCGACGAACCCCCGCAGGTCCCGCGACCTCGCGGCCAGCGACAGCAGGTAGGTCTCGTCTTCAACCGGCAGGCTCATCGCGCAGCCTCCGCTCTCTTGGCCTTCTCATAGGCATCGCACTTCTCGTACCACCCGGGCACCCTGGCGAACCGCATCACCAGCTCGTTAAGTTGGATGTCGCATTCCACACAGAACACCCGGAACTGGGGTTTGCCATCTGGCGTGTTGTCGGAGCAGATGTTCCACTGGCTGAAGCCACGGTCCCCGCAGCGGACGCACTGGAGCCGCCTGATCCCGCGCTCGGTGTAGGGCTTGGTCCTGGGATTCATCGCCACACCTTCCGGGTCAGCTCAGATGTGCGCCGGATCATGGCCATCAGCTCCAGGTTTCTGAGCGTCACCTCCGCTCGCACCTGGGCCGGTGTCAGGATCTTCTCGTTCTGCTTGTTCTCGGTCATGGAGACCCTCCCGTTTGCGCTTGGCCAAGTCCTCCTGTTCGAGGACCCAGAGAAATTCCTTCACCCCGAAGACCAGCAACCACCAGAACAGCGCGGCCCACGCCGCCTGCTCGAAGGTCATGGCGTACCAGGGCTCGTTCACAGCAGCTTTCCCCAGATGTTCAGGTCCAAAGGTTTGCCATCTAGGACTTCGCCCTGCTCCAGGAGCCCTTCATGCCGGAACCCCAGGCTGTGCAGAAGCCTGGCGCTCGGGTCGTTTCCGGCTGCGACCTCGGCGTTGACCCGCCGTAGGCCACGAATTTTTGCCATCTCCAGGCACTCCGAGACGAACAGGCGCATGAGCCCCGTTCCCTCGAACTCGCCATCCACCGCGAAGCTGATGTTGGCGCTGTTCCGGGCGGCGTTCACATCGCCAATCTCACAGATGGCGAGTAGACGCTTCTCCCCGCCAAACTTCTTCAGCACCAGGCCGTTCCCGAAGTAGGAATCAATCAGCGCGAGCGAGGTGGCGTTCGTCAGGTAGTTCTCGGCGAAGTCCTTGTTGGCCATCTTCTGGTAGACAGGGCAGAACCCCATGCGGTCGGCGTTGGCCTTGGCCCACTTGGACACCAGGTCGCTCGAAAGGGTGGTCAGGTCCAGCACCTGGACGAACTGAGCGGTCCACCTGAACTCAGGTTTCGCCGCCAGGATCGCTCCGAAAAGGGTGCCTTCCTGGGGGCTCATCACTCCCGACGAGTTGTACATGGTTCCTCCGGTGGCTAAAGGTTAAGTCTTAGCCAACAGGGTTGCAAGAGGCTATGAAAGGTTTTATATTTCGTGGTGTAGACGGTCAATTACCGTTAGGAGCGACAGAATGGCCAAGGCCACTCCCACCCCAGAGGCCCCCGACACCAGCCTCATTGACTCCCTGAGCGAGAGGAAGGCCGCCGAGCGCATCGGAATCAGCCGCCAGGCCCTCGCCGCGCACCGGAAGGCCGGGACCGGCCCCGCGTGGTTCGTGCTTCCCGGTGGCTTTCACTACCGCTACCGCGTGGTGGACCTCCAGGCCTGGATCAACACGCTGATCGCGCACCCCGACAAGGAGAAGATCGCCCGGGTTGGCTTCGGTCGGCCCAAGCCCGAGCCCATCCCCTTCGAGCAGACCCCCATCGGCGTGGCCATCGCCGAGGCCGACGCCAAACCCGCCACCCTGAGCCAGACCGAGCGCGACGAGCTGGAAGAGGCGCTGACCGCCGAGCAGCCAGCCGTGGTGGTCGAGGCCGTGTCGGTCGGCGTCTTCGACCCGGCGACCCTGGACGCCTGATGTCCTGGGTTTCCGCCGCCCACACTAGATCCATCGCCGACCTGGCCGCCCACGCTGCCGCGCTCAACGCGCTGAGAGTTCCGATGGAAGGTCGAAAATTGACCATGTCTGAGGCGATCCGGTATGGAATCCACGGCGCGGTCCCGAGCGACCAGGTCATGGGGTTCCTCATCGTGGAGGACCCGTGCCCCCAGTGTGGGCGAGAGGCCCAGGTCGCCTTCCACGCCTCCTGCGATGGCTGCGCCCACCCCAAGACGAGGGGGATGCTGGGAGTGGCCCAAGCCCAAGCCGACCGCCCGGCGCACCAGGTCACGATGACCTTCGAGGACGAGCCGGTTCGCGCCGAGACGGTCTACGGGTGGGGGATCACCACCCCCAGGGCTGCGGTTAAGCTGAACCAGAAATGAAAATGTCCCCCGAGGGAACCAGTCTCGGGGGACATCCAGGGAGTGTAGGACCACCACAGCCGCTACATGGCCAAGATTAACCCGTGTGGAGGTCCCGTCAAGTGGCGAAGCCAATTCAGTCAGGCAACCTGCCGGTCGTGGTGATGACCCCGGGCCAGCAAACGGTCCACAGGTCCACCCTTCAGAAGCTGCGCCAGGGGCACCAGCTCCCCTCGGCGCGTGAACTGCTGGAGGACATCCCGGCAGCCTGGGGGCGGAATGCCCACCTGACCGAGGCCGATGTGAAGGCCCTGATCGTGCGGACCATGGCCGAGGGCCCGACCCTCCCAGAGGCGCTGGCCTACCTTGAGCAGACCGAGGGCAAGATGCCCAACAAGTGGATCGTGGGGAAGTGGCGCAAGAACGACCCCAAGTTCGCCGCCGACTACAAGCTGGCGCAGGCGATCCAGGGCGAGCTGATGGTGGACGCCGCGCGGGAGATGGCAGCGCAGTCCACGCCCGACACCGCCAAGTCCGACAAGGTCGCCATCCAGCACCTCCAATGGGAGGCCTCGAAGATCGCCCGGGACACCTTCGGGGACATGGTCAAGGTCGAGGCCGTGGCCGACATCCGGCATGCGCCGGAAGACGCGCTCGTCAAAGAACTCCGCACCCTCCTGCGGGACAAGGAGGTCACGCAGCTATTGAACCTGAACGACATGAGGGATGTGGTTGATGTCGAGGTTGAGCCGACCGGGGAGCTGGTTGTCGCCGAGGACCAGCAGGACCAGCAGGACCAGCAGGACCAGCAGGACGATGGCGAATGATTGGTGCCAGGGTTCACCGGAAGTCGTCCTCGCTCCGATTCCCCTTCCCGAGGTTGCAGTCCGAGCAGAGAACCTGGAGGTTCGACACCTCGAAGGCGAGCTTTGGATAGAGACTTTTCGGTTTGATGTGGTCCACATGCAGAACCGCGCCAACCCTTGGTGATGCACCGCACAGGCAGCACTTCCCTCCAGATGCACGAAGCGCCTCAAACCTGACCTCTCTCCACTTCCTGGCACCCTCGGGGGAGGCCATGTACTCCTTCAGCGCAGCGTAGGCGCTCACCGACTTGACCTGACGCATCGGAGGGTTGGCAACAAGCCTCTTCAACGCAACCACCAGGGCATCCTCACACGCTGGGTAGTCGCGCTTTTTGATGGGCTGGCCGGTGTAGCCGATGAGAGTCCGGTTCCTGTTGATGAACTCCCACGCCTTGCTGGTCCACCCGCACCCAAGATCCTTCGTCATGCCGTGGATCTGGGACATCATCTTCAAGCACCTCGAAGCGACCATTCTGTTGTTCATCTCTGTAATCATTTTTAATTCAATCCCTTAGATCCTGTCCGGTTTCAGGCACAGGAAGCCCCAGGAAATCCACCCATGAACCTGGGTGAAAATCCTGGAGCCCCTGTGCCGACTGGACTTAACTCAATCCCTTGAGTCCCGCCCGGCCCCATAGCACACCATCGTCAGCAGCCCGGCCTTTTCGCCGCCCAGCAGGTTCCTGTATCTCTGGGTGGTTTGGCTGCCCGTACGCCCTGGGACCACCACACGGCTATCCGTGAGGTCTCCCATGAATCGGAACGGTCGCGCTGTCTGGTTGATCCAGGCAACGCCCTTCGGCGCGAACAGGGCTGACAATGGGAACCCTGCCGCTTCCGCCCCACTGAAGGGGATGATCTTCACGCTCGGGCCGACCCCAGCACTGGGCATGTCGGACTTCGACCATGGCATCGCCGGTTCAGCATCCACGGACATAACCTTGGCAGCCCCTTGGCTACCGGGGCGATTGGAGTTGACTTTGTAGGCTAACGAGCCGATCATGTAGTCATCCTGTCGCAAGGATAAAAGTAACACCCCCGATGGTCTTGTCAACCTCGGGGGTTTTTCTTGGTTATGCGCCTGGGCTCTACGCAAATGCCATGATCGAATCGAAGAAAACCAAGCACTGGCGCGTGTCTTGGTTGTCGCAAATGCGATTCCAGGAATAAGTACATACACGCAACCGTGCGCGGCGGGGCCAGACAAAGAACTTGCATAACCTTCAAGGCTTAGTGAGGCTTTGGTTGTGGGGCGCGAACCCATCAACCAAAGGAGGGCCACATGGCCAAAGGTCAGAAGTCCAGCAAGAGCGGGGGCAACAAGGTCATCTCTCGGGATGTCCAGGCCCAGAAGGGGTACGCCCCGACTCAGGTTCCCCGCAACCTGAGCATGGGTGGCAAGAAGTCCAAGTAGCCACCGGCATGACGCAAGGGCTTCAGGCATCAGCCGCAGTCACGGCCCCGTTGCCCGAGGCCCTTGCTTTTCGTGTCCGCAGGGCGCGAGAAATCATCGAAGAACTGAAGACCCGCAGGCAGCGGAGCAAGTTCAAGTACTGGAACCCATGGCCCAAGCAGCGCCAGGTGATGAACCTAAAGTCCAAGGTCATCGTCTTCATGGGCGGCAACCGCGCTGGCAAGTCCGTCAGCGGGGCCTACTGGACAACCTGCCATCTCACAGGGCTCTACCCCGACTGGTGGGAAGGGGTGCGCTACTCGACGCCGGTTGATTGGTGGTGCGTGGGCGAGACCGTCCAGACCACCCGCGACGTTCTCCAAAAGGAGCTGCTGGGTGACATCCGCAAAGGAAGCATCGGCGAAGGCATGATCCCAGCCGAGCTGATCGTGGACTACCGAAAGCAGCCTGGATCGCCCGATGTGATTGACACCATCTATGTGCAGCACGTTTCGGGCGGCATCTCGACCTGCGCCTTCAAGACGATGGACCAGGGCGTCACCAAGCTGCGCGGCACCAAGAAGCACGGCATCTGGATGGACGAAGAACCCAAGGATGGCAAGGGCTACGACATCATGTCCGAGCTTCGTCGCCGCACCATGCTCATCAAGGACGAGATGGGTGAAGAGGCTGGCCAGGTGATGCTGACCTTCACGCCGCAGCTCGGCATGAGCGCCCTGTGCGTGTACGTGATGAAGACCGACGACCCCACGGTGCAGATGGTGAACATCACCTGGGACGACTGCCCCCACATCTCGCCGGAAGAGAGGGCCAAGGAAGAGGCCTCCATGCTCCCGCATGAGTTCGAGGCCCGTGTCCTGGGCCGCCCGGTGATCCGCGAGGGCCTGGTCTACCCCTTCCCTGAGTCGGAAGTGCTGGTGGACTACTTCCCGGTCCCGAACCACTGGCCGCATGTGGTTGGCGTGGACATCGCCGGGTACAACGGCTACACCGCAGCGGTCCTGCTGGCAAAGGATGTGAAGGCCGACTGCTGGTTCGTGATCGGCGAGTACTGCGAAAAGCTCCGCTCGCGCGAGGAACACTTCGAGGGCATCAACGCCTGGGGAGATGGCATCTACGCGGCCTGCGACCCAAGCGGTAACAGGACCGAGGTGGACGGGTCCAGGACCATCCCCCTCTACCGCAAGCTCGGCATGAACATCCACAACGCCAACAACGATGTCTTGGAAGGCGTGACATCGGTGGCCGAGGGCTTCAAGAGCGGAAAGCTCAAGATCATGCGGAATTGCCGTGGGCTCATTGATGAGTGGCGCTTCTACCAGTACGACGCCAAGACCTTGAAGCCCAGGAAGAAGGACGACCACCGCATGGACTGTCTTCGGTACGCCTGGATGGCCAAGGGCAACGCCCGGCCCATCCCGTGGTTCCAGCAGCAACACGCAAAGAGAGGGGTGATCCATGTTTCCTGGCAGCCAGGTGACGCCACAGTTGGGTTCTGAGCCCGAAGACCTGCTTGAGGCCCCGGAGCCCGAGCTTGTCGAGGCAGAAGAAGACGCATCGCTTGAGCAGTCGAGCGACATGACGGATGTGTCGGAGCCTATGCTGGTCGGCGAGTTCAAGAAGGCCTGGCCCGTCTACCGAGATGGCAGGCGCGAGGTCGAGGAAGAGTGGAAGAAGGACACCCTGGACTGGCTCGGCGAGTACGACGAGAAGACGCTTGAGGCCATCCGCTCGGTGCCGAACCGCTCGGAGGTGTTCGTGAAGCTGCCGCGCTCCGTCGCTGCCGCCGCGAAGGCCCTGATCCTCCAGCTCCTGTTCGATGAGGGCACCATCCCGTGGGACATCGTGCCCACCATCGTCCCCGAGATTGACGACATTGACCTGGATGTGATGCACGACGCGGTAATCAGGGCCGCTGCCATGCTCCCGCCCGAGGAACAGCAGCCCTTCCTCGAAGAGAACGACTACGAGTCCATGGTCAAGCGCGTGAAGCAAGAGGCCGCGAAGCGGTCGGAGAAGATGCGCCTGGAAATCAAGGACCAGATGCAGGCCATGAAGTTTGACGAGAAGTTCATGCTCGGCCTCGACAACTATGTGGTCTGCGGGACCATGGTGATCCAGGGCCCTTCCTCGGTGAACAACAAGCCGAAGCGATGGCACAAGTCCCCGAATGGCGACTGGAATGTGGCCCTTGGGCGTGACCTGGTTGGTGCCACCAAGGAAGAAATAAAGGCTGCGAACAAGGACATCCGGCCCGACTACAAGGTGCGTGACATCTGGTCCGTCTATGTGGACCCGTCCGCGCAGTACAAGGAAGCCCTGAGCGGCGTGATCGTGCGCCATGTGATGTCCAGGCATGAGTTCTCTCGCTTGAAGCAGCTCGGCTTCAACAAGGAGAAGATCAACGAAATCCTTGGCCTCCACCCCGAGATGGGGAACTGGACCCAGCTCTGGTGGGAATCCACCATCAACGCCGACGACAACTCGAACACGACCTCGCGCCACCAGCGATTCGAGGTGTTCGAGTACCACACCTTCATCACGGGCCGGTCGCTGCGGAAGTGGGGCCACCAGATTGACGACACCCTTCTCGATGAAGACCTGCTTGTTGAAATGTGGATCAGCAACGACAAGCTGCTGAAGGTCTGCATCTCGAACCAGAACCCGCCGAGCCTGCCCTTCCACTTCATCCCCTACGAGACGGTGAGCAACCGGATCTGGGGGCGCGGCCCCGTGCGCCAGATGAGCGACTCGACTGCCATCTACAACGGATGCCAGCGAGCCATCATGGACAACATGGCAATCAGCTCTGGGTTCCAGGGCTGGATTGACATGAGCCGCGTGAACGATCCGTCCACGGCCAACCAGGTCTACCCCAACAAGATGTGGCCCATCTCGGACATGGGTGGCTTGAGCCAGCCCCCGGTGGGGTTCTTCCAGCCCCAGTCGAACGTGGTTCACATGCAGGCGATCCAGAAGGGTGTGCTGTTCCACATCCAGAAGGAGACGAACCTGCCCGACTTCGCCATGGGCATGTCCACCTCGACCTCCCACAACCGCACGGCTGAGGGCCTGACGATCCAGCGCAACATGGCCATGTCCTTCATCCGGTCGGTCATCGGGAACATTGACACCTTCGGCATTAAGCCAATCATCGAGGAACTCTACAACTGGAACATGAACTTCAACCCCGACGAGGAAATCAAGGGGGACTTCGAGGTTGTCCCAAAGGGCGTGACTAACGCCGCCTCGGACGAAGCCATCACCCAGCGCATCCTGGGCCTCATCCAGAGCCCCATCGCCGAGGAATACCTGAAGCTGGAGAACGCGGCCCCGCTGCTTGCCAAGGGCCTGCGTGTCCAGGATCTGGACCTCATCCGAACCACCGACGAGGTTGACGAGCGCCGGGCCAAGAACGCAGCGGTCAACGCCCAGGCGCAGGAGATGGCAAAGCGGTTCTCCCCCGAGACCCCGAAGCTCAATGCCACGCTGGACTTCTTCCACAAGATTGACTCCGACAGCCCCTTGTTTGGCCCCGCCGCGAAGGAGGCCGCCGATGCCATTGGCATCCTGACCCCCGCCATGGCCGCCGCCATTGATGCGGTGAACGAAATCGCGGCCAGGAACATGAAGGCGGTCATCAGCGAGGCCGACGCCGCCGCCCTGGCTGCGGATGTGAGCGGTGGAGCGCCTGGCGGGGACACCGCCGCCCAGACTGTGGCCGCGCAGCAGGACCCCCAAGGCACCGCCAACGCCCAGGCCCAGCTTCAGGGCGGCCCCCAGATCCATGTGAGTCTGCCGCCAGGGCAGGGCGGGGCCCGGTTCACCCAGAACAAAGACGGAAGCGTGTCGGCTGCGGCTGAACCAGTGCAGCAATAACGCAAATGCGATGAACACAAGCCGAATCAATAGAAATACATCAACTAAAAACGAGATTCACGCTAATCGCAAATGCGATTGGCGGCCTCTCGTCTGGGGGAAGCCATGCCTGTGACCTACACCGAGCGAGAAAAGCTGCTGATGCGCCTGTCCCCGCTGGCCGCGAATCCAGATTGGGACCGGCTGCTTGAGCTGTTGCGGTTCGACCAGGCGGCAGCAATGAAAAGGCTCATCAACGCTAGCGATATGCGAGATGTGGCCACCCTCCAGTCCCAGATCAAGACCTTGGAGGGGTTAATAGCCCTGAAGGACCAGATAAAACAAGTCCAGGCAAAGCAATAACGCCACTGGACTGACCCAGGAGGCGGTTGCTCCTGGAGGTCCGATGGCCAACATCACGCTCGCAAATGCTGGAAAGGCAAAAGAAGAGGCTCTCGCCGGAATGCGGAAGCTGCTCGAAAGCCAGAACCCCGATGGGGGCAGCAACGAGGGTGCGCGTGGCTTCGCCGATCCTAACCCTGAAGGCGATGGTCTGAACGACGATGGCGGCGCAGGAACCGGGGATGACCCGGCTGGGCTCCAGGGCGGTCAGGAGGGCCAGGGCGACCCCGGGGGCGGACAGGGTGCCGACGAAGGTTCACAGGGCGACGAGAAGGGCAAGGACGCGAAGGCTGAGGTCCGCATCGCCGAGCTGGAACGCCAGCTCGAACAGATGACGCGCAGCTTCAAAGCGATCCAGTCCTCCATCACGCCCACCCAGCAGCAGAACGCCCGGCTCCGAGAGGAAGTCGCCCACCTGAAGGCCAAGCTCGGCCTGGTGGACAGCGAGGGCAAGCCTGTTGACCGTCTCTCGAAGGCCCGTTCGGCTGCGGAGAAGGTCGGCGAGGTTGTCCCCGAAGCCCGGGAAGCCATCATGGCGCTGCTGGAGTCCATGGAGCAGCAGGAAGCGGTTGTCGAGCAGACCCGCAGCGACCACAGCGCGAGCCAGGCAAGCGCGGCGATGAACGCCATCTACCGCGCCCACCCCGATGCCGACGCCGTGGCCGCGCCTGACAGCCCCTTCTGGAAGTTCGTGGATTCACTCCACGGTGCGAGCGCCTTCCGCGCCATTTTGGCGGCCCCTTGGGAGTTCCCGGGCGGCCCCGAGACGGTGGCGGAACTCATGGCTGAGTTCAAGGCAACGGCGTCGGCACAGCCCCCCGCTGCCCCCGTGAAGCGCCCCACCTCTGTGGCTGCCCCCGTGAAGCCGATCCCCCCCGCGCCCCGGAAGAACTCCGACGAGCGCCCGTGGACCGCGCAGGAGTTGGAAGCCAAGACGCGAAACCTCAACCGAATGTCCCCCGAGAAGCGAGCCGAGCTGGCTGGCGAGCTGCGGAAGCAGCTCTACCGCGCCGCCCCGCGCCGGGGATAACCCCAACCCAAAAACCAAGGGACAACAGAGATGGCAAATCTTCAGACCATCCCCCGCGTGTCGCCCTACCTGCCCCAGGGTAACTTCCGGCCCACGCTCTTTTCCAAGTACATGCAGGCGGTCTACCTCGGTGCCAACCTGGTGCCGAAGATCGCCAACCACGACTGGGAAGGCGACCTCAGCAAGGTCGGCGACCGCGTCGTGATCCGCAAGCGCCCCGCCGTGGAGGTCTTCGACTACTCCATCGGCCAGAGCCTGAGCCGACAGACCGCCCTGGCGGATGACGCGATCACGCTCTACATCGCGTTTGCCAACTACTTCAACATCCCCATCAACGATGTGGAGCGGTTCCAGAGCGACATTGACTTCCAGGCCGAGCTGCTGGATGAGGGCTCCCGCGCCCTGTCCACCAAGGTCGAGAAGCGGGTCCTCCAGTCCGTCTACTCGGACGCGGGGAACACCGTCAACGTCACCCTCGCCACCGACCAGGCCACCGCCGCCAAGGCCATCCTGAACGGCCTGCTCGTCGCTGCCACACAGCTCAACGAGAAGAACGTGCCCGATGCCCCCGGCAGCCGCTGGGCCATCATTGACCCCCGTGCCGCCTACTACCTGTTCGGCAGCGACCTCAAGGCCGCCTACCTGACCGGCAACAGCAGCACCACCCTCCAGACCGCCAAGATCGAGTACCCCGTTGCTGGCTTCGACATCTACATCAGCAACAACCTCGATGTGAACTACACCACGGGCGCGTCCCACATGATCGCTGGCCACATGGACGCGATCAGCTTCGCTGGCCAGATCGCCACCTCGGAGACCATCCGCAACCAGGATGACTTCGGCGACCTGATCCGCTCCATGATCGCCTACGGCTTCCGCGTGACGCGGCCCGAGGCGCTCGTCCACGTTAACGCTTCCGGCGCGGGTCTCCAGAACCTGCTGACCGCCTAGTCGAGAGAGGTGATACATGGCGGCTCCTACCTTTGACAAGCGCACCCGGCTTCTCCCGGTGAACGCTTCCGGCAACGCCACCCAGGCGATTGCCCCCCAGGAAAGCAAAGAGCAGTACTTCCGCGAAACCTACACCCTCGACCTGTCCACGGTGTCTGGCCTCGTCGCCGCGAACACCATCGCCCTCGGGAACATCCCCGCTGGCGTCCAGGTCAAGGATGTCTACCTCAACATCAAGACCGGCTCCACTGGCGGCACCTCCCCCACCGTGGGCGTGTCCGACTCCAACGGCGGCGTCCTGTTCGTGGCTCAGACCGCGCTCGGCACCCCCGGCGTGGTCAAGGGTGCCGGTGCCAGCATCGGCAAGTTCTACACCGCCAATGACCATGTCCAGCTCACCTTCGGGGGCACCTTGGGCACTGGCGGCGTGGTGGAAGTTTCCGTGGACTTCGTCCGCGCTTAAACCAAGGAGCAGGCATGGGCAACATCGTCGCAGTCGTCAACCGGATGACCGGCGCTCGTTTCGAGGGCGCTGGTCTCACCAAGCACATCCTGGAGTACGCCAACTCGGCCCAGGAGAACTTCCGCTTCGAGTACGCGGGGGATGCCGAGGCCGCCGCTGCGGCCCAGGTCGCCCCCGACGCCGTGGTCTACACGGCGTCGAAGCTGCGCCGGATGAACCCCGGGGCCCTGGTTGACATTGCCATCTCCCAGGGGCACATCCACGCCACCGAAGAGATGGACAAGGAAGAACTGGTTGCCCTGATTCTGGGCAAGACGGAGTAGCCCATGCCGCTGATCCAGGTCAGGTCGCTCGATGCGAAGGTCGCTTTGATGCGGCCTGACCTGGGAATGTCCGCAGCCATCGGGTTCGCGCTCCAGCAGGCTGTGAAGGAGGTGGCTCGCGCGACCTCCATCCTCAAGGAGGCCACGGCATCCCAGTCCGTGGCCTCCCCCACTTTCACCCCGACCCTGACCGCTGGGCGCAACCTGCTCAAGGTCATGTGGGTCGAAAAGCAGGACCCGACCACCATGGAGTGGGGAAGGCTCGCCCTCGTCAACGAGGGCATGATGGCAGGGCGCTACCGCGATCCTGACACCGGAGACCCGCATTCCTTCAGCCAGAGTGGCGGCACCGTAAGGCTCTATCCAGCACCCAAGGTAGCGACCACCGTTCGTTGCCAGTGCAGCTTCGTGCCCTCCATGGACATCGAGGAAATTGATGTCCCCGAGGAAGCTGTCCAGGCGATTGAGGCGAAGGCCCAGTCCATTCTGCTCAGGCTTCCCGGGGAGGGGCGAGACATCCCCACCGCGAATCTGAACGAGACCGACTACCGGGGTGCCATCGGCAAGCTGCGGACCCTCGCCTTCTGGGGCGACAGTGGCTGCATCACGATGGTTGCCCCTCGCATCGTGTGAGGTAGACCATGGACCTGGAAGCACTGAGGGCGCAGGTACGCGACCTCCTGGGCGATGTGATTCGAGGCGGGAACCCGACCACGTTCAGCGTGGACCAGGTGGATGACGCCTTGAACTACGCCTGCACCATCTACTGCCAAAAGAAGCAGAACACCTACAAGGAAGCCTCGGCCACCACTGATGCGTCTGGCATCGTGACCATCACGACCGGGGCCGGTGGCGTGTTCCCCAAGGGGTTCTTCGAGGTGTCCGGGGTCTCGACCACGGCC